AAACTTACATTAGACATCTCGCCTGATACGGAGACGGACTACCTGTTTCAGCGTGTGGGAGGCGAAGGCACTTCGTTCGATAACTGGGAGTTTGGCGGCGAGTTTGGGTTGTTCGAAGAAAAGATTGTGCCCGTATTCGAGGAGGCAATCGACAACACGTTCAAGGAAGACGCGCCATTCTACTTCGTTATTCCGCAGCTTTGTCCGTGGGAGAAAAAGCCGGAAAGGCCGCTAACATTGGAGGTGCACCTTGGTTTTAACGAAGACCGGGACCAGCACATATACCGTAGTAGCCTAGACGAGCGCGTCGCCGTCAAATTTGAGATGCACAGGGTATACGAAGACTACCGCAAAAAGCACCCCGGTAGCGGTGATTACTCCATGAGTGCGGAGGAAATCGAGCGGTACGCGATGTTTGCCACTGCGCTGCGTGAACTAGCCGACAAGATCGACGCTGAACTGACCAAAACAGATGTAGAACCAGAGAAGGACGAAGACGATGGGAGCGAAGGCTGAACTTTTATCGGAGCTTCGCGCTCTGTGGAAGGGCGTCATCCGTGGAGATGGCGGCCACTGTCCCTGCTGTGATCGGTGGGGGAAAATCTACGCACGTACACTAAACAAGACGATGGCGAAGTCACTTGTCTGGCTGGCTAAAAACAGCGCCAATGGTGAATGGGTTGACGTGCCTATCCGTGCGCCGCGCTGGCTCGTGCGGTCTAATCAGTTGCCGACCCTGCGTTGGTGGGGGCTTGTCGAGCGCCACGGGAATGAGGACCCAACCCAAAAGCATTCTGGGCTGTGGCGGGCTACCGCTAAGGGGCTACAGTTTGTCCAAGGGCAGATCACTGTGCCTAAGAAGGTATTCACCTACAACGCTGAGCCGCTGGAGTTTGGTCCGGATACCGTGACCATCAAGGACTGCATCGACACGTTCGACTACGCCGAGGTGATGGAGGAGCAATATGGCTGAAGAGCTACACCCTTTGACTACGCTGCTACTCGCACGGATGAAGAGCCACCCAGATGAATTTATGGTTGGTATCGGGCGCGACCATGTGGCGGAGAATGACCGCTGGGGGCCAGCCCTAGCTTCAGTATATCGTCACGGCAGCGAGGCAGACAAAGCCGCGCTAAAGGCGGAGGTAGACGTGCTTCGTATGGCCGAAGCCCATGAGTGGACCATGGACGAACTGTGCAATGGTGACGAGCGCCGCCGCAAGGAACAGGAAGAGCTTGAGTACGAGCGCAACTTGTTGAACCGCGTCAACAATCAGAAGCTAGCGATGCAACAGCAGCAGACGTTGGGGTACACCGACCAGTTGAGGAATGCGCTGCAAAGCACAAAGGAATCCATGGCGGCTAACATATTAGGAAAGGCATTTAAATGACCGAATATAAATTCACCCAAGACTGGTTTCACTGGGCACCTGATGTCTGGTCGCAACTGATTGAGCATCTGCCTGACCGCAAGGCTTTCCTTGAGATTGGCTCGTTCGAAGGACGCAGCACCGTCTGGATCATCGAGAACATGATGGGAGAGAGCGGTAACATCACCTGCATCGACACGTGGGAAGGCGGCGAAGAGCATTCGAACGACGAGCTAAGCGGGGCCGAGGAGCGGTTCTTCCACAATGTGAAAATTGCCCAGTCCAAGAAAGCCTGTGGTGTTTCAATCCGTCAAGGAAAGTCAGTCGATGAACTGGCCGGGTGCATAATGGAGGAAGAGGAATACGACTTCATCTATATCGACGGGAGCCACATCGCTAGGGACGTATTGACCGATGCGTGTATGGCTTGGCCGCTGCTCAAGCAGAGCGGCATCATGGTGTTCGACGATTATCTCTGGGGTGATGCGCGGGACATTCTGCACCGCCCGAAGCCTGCCATTGATGCCTTCGTCAACATATTCGCAGAGCAACTGGATATTCTCCATGCGGGTTATCAACTGATCGTAAGGAAACGATAATGGGTAAAGGTAAGAAAGCTAAGACCGCAGCCAGCCAAGTGAAGGTGACGCCGAAGCGCGCACCCTATCGCTGCACGTGCAACACCTGTGGGATGAGTTGGCTTGGTGGGCTGACCTACCACTGCGACCACAACGACTTCGTGGAGACTGACATCTAATGCCACTTGTAAAACGGGGTGCGCGTAAATGGACGCCGGAAATGGAGCGAGAGCTTTGGAACCTGTGGAGTTACGGTGTGCACAGAAACCAGATAGCTGAGCGCATGGGTATGACGGTCGCCGCAGTGGAAGGCCGCTACTACGTGCTTAAGAAAAGGGGAACATTCAGCGATGAGCAAACTAATCGGTGAGCTTTACTGGCGTACACCAGAGGGTGTGATGTTGGAGCTTAAAAGAGTTAGCGTGAAAGAATTGCTGGACGTTAACCCGAGTATTCACGGCATACCGACATTTTACGCCGTGTGGCCTACACCAGTAGAGGAAGAAACGAATGACTGACGAAATCAAAGTAACTCCGGCAGACCCGGACTATAAAATCCCAAGCATCATGGTGGCGACACCGATGTATGGCGGCATGTGCACCGGGGCTTATGTGCAGGGCTTGCTCTTCACCATGAGCAAAATGCGTGAGGTTGGGGTGGAAATCTTCTGGTGTCAGATCACCAACGAGAGCCTCATCACTCGTGCCCGCAACGAACTGGTCCGTATCTTCTTAGAGAAGGAGATCGACTATCTGATGTTCATCGACGCTGACATTGGATTCGACAGGAACGCTGTGGCTATGCTGCTAGCAGGAGACCGGGACATCGCGTGCGGCATTTACCCAAAGAAGGAAGTGAACTGGGAAGGCGTCCGCAAGGCCGCCAAGGAAGGTAAAGCTGACCTGCACGATCATGCTGGCGCGTTCGTGTTCAACATGGTGGGCAACGAGCATCAAGAGACAGACGAAGATGGCTTCATCGAGGTGCGCCATGGTGGCACGGGCTTCATGCTCATCAAGCGCCAAGTGTTTCTCGACCTGATGGATAAGGTTCCAACTTATCGCACGTCATCCATGTTCGATCCGGAGACTGGCGAATATGCCAAGCCTCTGACGTATGAGTTTTTCGCAACAAGTATCGACGAGAGCGGCGCGCTGCTCTCCGAAGATTATCACTTCTGCGAACTGTGGCGTAAACACGGGGGCAAAATCCATGCGCACCCGTTCATCCGACTGACCCACACCGGCACCTATACCTATGATGGTGACATTCTAAAATCCGGTGGTAACTTAAAGTAAGGAGCAAACTAATGGCTAAGAAAAGTGGATACGGCCAGAAGGCCGTGAAGATTATGGCGTTGCTAAACAAAGACCCTAGCTACGCAGATGCCTACGTAGCAGCGCAGGTTGGGTGCCGTCCTTCCTATGTATATGCGATCCGTAAGAAGATGGTTCATGCACAACAGGAAAACGACGACAACGTGGTACGCCCGCGAGTTGTAGGTAAGCACAAGGTGGCGCGGGTAACCAAGAAGCAAGCGGAAGCTAGGAAGGCAGTTGAAGCAACCATTCAAAGCTGGAGTGCTGAGCCTGAGATTGACGAAATCCTGACGGAACGTGGCAAGCGTTATGGGGACTTTCTCCGCCATGCGCACGTCACTTATAATTTGAAAGAAGTCGCGCACAACTTTGCCTACGAATTTCAGAAGAGGCTTTCCGCAGATCAGTGGGAAGCACTGGATATGATCTTCCATAAGATTGGTCGGATTCTGAACGGTGATCCGAACTACGCAGATAGCTGGGTGGATATCGCTGGCTATGCAAAGCTGGTCGCTGACCGGCTCCAAGGAACCGTAAGGTAGGAGGGAAATATGGGTATCTTTAATCCGTGGAAAGAAGTGCGTGAGCTAAAAGCCAAGCTGGCTGAAGCTGAGAAAACCTACGTGAAACTGACCAAGCAGATTGAGAAGCTGGAGTTTACCAACAAGGAAAACTCACGTGAGATCAGCCTGCTTGAAGCTGAGTTGAAAGCAACGAAAGCTGCCTTGGTTGAGGCCAGTAAGAATGATACACGGGACAACAAAGGCCGATTCACGAAAGCTAAAAAATAATGCCAGCTTGGTCGTACAGCAGTATCAAAACCTTCGAGCAATGCCCGAAGAAATATTTCCACCTCAAAGTAGCCAAGGACGTTAAGGACGAACCCGGCGAAGCGGCGGAATATGGTACTGCTGTACACCTTGCGGCAGAGGAATACATCCGGGACGGCAAGCCCATCCCCGAGAAGTTTAGCTTCATGCGCCCAATACTGGAGCCTCTGGCCGCTAAGCAGGGCGATAAGCACTGCGAAATGCGCCTAGGTGTAGCCAAAACGGATGATGGCTTTGCCCCCACGACGTTCTTTGCCAAGGATGTTTGGTATCGGGGCATTGTGGACTTGCTGATTTTGGACGGCAACAAGGGCTGGATGGTCGATTATAAGACCGGAAAGAACGCCAAGTATGCCGACATGAAGCAGCTAGACCTGATGGCTGGGGCCTTGTTCATCAAGTTCCCCGAGCTTGAAACCATCAAATCAGGCTTGGCCTACGTGGTTAGCCAAGAGTTTCCGAAGAAGACCCACAAGCGTGAGCACCTGAACCAATACATGTCCGTGTTCGAGGATCAGCTTTATAACCTCGACGAAGCCATGGGGAATGGTGTATTTAACCCCAAATCAGGCCCGCTCTGCGGCTGGTGCCCAGTCACCACCTGCGAGCATTGGAAGCCGAGGAGGAAGTAATGGCACGGGATTACAAGCGCGAATATCAGACCTACCAAGGTAAGCCTGAGCAGATCAAGAACCGGGCTATGCGCAATGCAGCCCGTGCCAAGATGGTCAAGGCAGGGAAGGCCCATAAGGGGGACGGTAAGGACGTAGATCACGTAGTTGCGCTGGATAAGGGCGGCAGCAACAAGACTGGTCTGCGCATGGTTAGCAAATCTGCTAACCGCTCGTTCGACAGGGACGCTAAGAAGAACCTCATCTCGCAGGTTAGCCCACGAGAACGTAAGAAAAAGTAAGCGTACCAAGGAGCAAGCTGGTGCAAATTCTTGAAAACAAAGCGTTGCTCATCAACGCACAGGACCCGTGCCTCATCACGGACAACATCCACAAAAGCGCAGAGGTCGCCGAAGGGGTGCTTGTCAGATGGGGACACACTGAGGCTGAAATCCTCGCGGACCTAGGGTTCCACGACACCCCGTCACCTATGCTACGCTCTTATACGTGGACAGGTAAGTTCCATCCGTTCAAGCACCAGAAGACCACAGCCTCGTTCTTGTCGCTGCGCCGCAAGGCGTTCTGCTTTAACGAGCAGGGTACGGGCAAGACGGCTAGCGTTATCTGGGCAGCCGACTACCTCATGAAGCGCGGCTTGGTTAGCCGAGTGCTGGTTCTCTGCCCACTCTCCATCATGCGCTCCGCATGGCAGCAGGACTTGTTTAAGTTTGCTATGCACCGCTCGTGCAGCGTGGCGTATGGCTCTGCAAAGCAGCGTGAAAAGATTATCAACGCTGGCTCCGACTTCGTTATCATCAACTTTGATGGACTTGCGACAGTTAGGGACGCCATTGCAGCAGGCGGCTTTGATCTGATCGTGGTGGACGAGGCCAACGCCTACAAGAACCCCACGACTAACCGCTGGAAGATACTCAACAAGTTGGTGCGCGACACAGACCCGCGCCTCTGGATGCTTACTGGTACGCCAGCAGCGCAGTCTCCGCTTGATGCCTACGGTTTGGCGCGGCTCATGGACTTGCCGGGATGCCCCAAATACTATGGCGTGTTCCGCGATAGCGTGATGCGCAAGGTAACGCATTTCAAATGGGTGCCGAAGGACCACGCCCAAGAGGTCGTCCACAAGGTACTCCAGCCAGCAATCCGGTTCGAGAAGAAGGACTGCTTGGACCTACCCACCCTCACATACATCGAGCGTGAGGCTCCGCTAACACCGCAGCAGAAGAAGTATTACGCTACGCTAAAGAACCAGATGCTGTTCGAAGCGCAGGGCGAAGAGGTAAGCGCGGTCAACGCAGCGACCAAGCTCAACAAGCTGCTCCAGATCAGTGGAGGCGCGGTCTATACGGATACTGGTGAGGTCCTTGAGTTCGACGTGTCGAACCGCCTCAACGTGGTGCTAGAGGTCATCGAAGAAGCCAGCCATAAAGTGCTGGTCTTTGTGCCGTTCACCCACACCATCGAGCTACTGCGCGCCCGGCTGGAGAAGGAAGGCATCACGTGCGACGTGATTAACGGCAAGGTTCCAGTCAATCGGCGCACCGAGATCGTCAACCAGTTCCAGAGCGAGCCAGAGCCACGTGTGCTTCTGATCCAACCCAAAGCTGCCTCTCATGGTCTGACGCTAACGGCTGCCGATACCATTATCTGGTACGCACCCACGACCAGCGTGGAGACTTATCTACAGGCAAATGCGCGTATTGATCGTGCAGGGCAGAAAAACACCATGACTGTGGTGCATATCAAAGGGAGCCCGGTGGAGGACCGGCTCTATTCCATGTTGCAGGGCAACATAAACAACCACCAAAAAATTATCGACCTTTACCGACAAGAACTTGACACTGTATAGTGTTCTGTTAAGTTAAGCGTATAAATAAGGAGCAAACCATGTCTGACAAATTACCCGTAGAGAAGCTCGTTGCTGCCTATCGCAAGCTGCGCGCTGCTATTGCTGAGGAGGAAGAAGCCTTCGAATCTCGCGTAGCGAATCTAAAAGAGAAACTCGATTACGTGGCTAATGAATTGCTGACCATCTGCAACGAGCAGAATGCCGACAGCATCCGCACACCGGCAGGCACCGTCTCAAGGCGCGTTCAAAGCCGATACTGGTCTACCGACTGGGAGCAGATGTACAAGTTCATCGAAGAGCATAACGTGCCTTTCGTGCTTGAGAAGCGCATCCATAACGGCAATATGAAACAGTTTCTGGAGGAGAACCCGGACGTCCTCCCGGTCGGCCTACAGGTCGATAACAAGTACGTAGTCCATGTCCGGAAACCAACTGAGAAGTAAGGAGCAAACTATGGAAGACGAAGCATATCCGCCCGGCCCTCCCATGGACACTATGCTGCGCAGGGTAGCGTTACAGCAGGCAATCGCACGGTGTAGCGATATGCGTATAGAGCTAGGCCCACAGGATGTGGTGGCTGTAGCCCAAATCTTTTACCAGTTCCTCAAAGGAGAGACCAAGTGAACGAGATTACTATTTTTGACGCCCCGATGGATGGCGGGTTTGTGCGGCGCGAGTCGCGGTACAAGGACCGTATGGGCAGCACTGGCGGCTCGACTATGCGCCGCATCAAGCTCAGCAATGGGCGCGACTTTACCCGCGTCATCAACGGCGAAGTGATTGGTAACCCAGTCGAGAAGCAGCTTGATGTTATCATCGTGGGCTGGCTCGACGAACCTAGCCGCAAGT